AGTTCCTTACCTGACAGGTGTGGTGCTACAGTCGGGTCTTGTGCTTTGACCGCAGCCATCTGAATTAAGTTCTGTACCCTACGAGCACGTTCAGCAAAGTGTCTAGCACCTACTGGTACGATCATACCGCTAGACGTAATGTCCTCACGAGTAATATCCATGAACTTAGTGAAGCCTCTAGCATCATCTAAGATACGGATAGTGTCAGAACGGTTCATGTAACGACGAGCCATCTCAAGCATACTATTCAAGATAGGCTCTAGGAATGTACGTTCGAAGTGTGCAGCCTTGTGTTCAAAGATACGAGAGGCTGAGTTCTGTAGTGTCTGGACTTCGAAGGCAGTCTTCTCACCGGGGGTGCGGATACCCATAGCTTGTCGAGGAGCACCTGCCATCTCTTCCATCTTGTTCTCTAGGACTTGGATCTGCATGTCAGCATTGAGTGCTGTAGCATCAGGAGCCATGTAACCTACATCACCCTCTTCACCGAGGTAGATACGAGCACCGGGTTCGAAGTCGAAGTCTTCTACATCACCCTTGACCTTAAGGATTGGATAAGCAATCTGATCGAACACATCAGCCTTGAGGTTCTCTAGGTGGTCAATGCGGTACTGCATACCTACAAGATTGTCTAGTGGCCCCATTGCGTAGAGGTTATCAGGACGGTTTCTCCATCCGCTGTGGAAGATAGGAGACTTACCTAACCATGAAGGGTTCTCTTGGTTGTTAATAACGTAGGCACGATCAACAATAGTGATGATACGATCCGACATGAACTCATTAGAGGATTGATCGTAGATGTCACCGTAGAAGGTAAGGATCTCTACGTAGTCAGATTCGTAGTACTGTTGGATATTAGAGAACCCATCAGCTGTAAAACCATCACCCTTATCAATATGTCCCTCAGAGGATCGGACTGCCTTACGAGCATCCATCATCTTATCTAGGACTTCCTTCAAGTAATCATTAGAAGGATCAGCATCTATCATACGTTTGATCTCACCAAGTGACTTGATACTACGAATGATCTTAGGGGAGTTCTCGAAAGATGTTGCTGTAGGATTGAAGCAGATGTCATAAGGAGATACACGTTTAAGGCGTGGGCCTGTGTACTTCTGAATGAACTCACCTGATTCTTTATTAACGAACCCATCTTCCCAATCTACCATAGCGAAGCAGTTACCGTAGAGAATCCAGTCCTGTACAATGTCTGAGACTGTATTAATGAAACCAGACTGGTTGACTTTGTTCTCCATGTATGCTTGGATCACATCACGTTTCTCACGCTTGGCTGAGTCCCGTGTACTAGCTTCCCAGCGCATCCACTTCTGTTGAGGGAACAGAGTAGCGAAGTAGTTAGCATGTAGGTTGTCAGAGATCTGTGTAATCTTAGGAGTAGTAGTTGTGTTAGACCAAGGTAGGATTGCATTAGCTGTTGTAGTTGTATCGGTAGCATATACGTAGTTACGAAGTTGCTTAGTACTCTCTACCCAAGGACTACGAAGTGAATGCCACAACCGCCACTTCTCTGCAATCTCTACAGCAAGCTGATCTGGATTAATCAAGTGTTCAATATCAATGGTGTCCATTATCTACTCCCTGCTCTGAAACGACTATTCGCCCAGACAATATTACTTTCTCGCTTCCTGTTAAGGTTGCGTGTCGGACGTACAGCCATATCAACGGCAGATGCTAAGGCATCAATTACGTCATCATGTGGCGGATTACGACTGGATAGCTCGTCTTCCAAGTACTGTGTGTTACCACCTCTGTAGTGCCACATCTGTAAGTTGTCATACCTAGGCTCTAAGACAGAAGCTATACGTTCCTGTTTGTTACCTTGGTTCTTGTTAGGCCTGAACTCCTCAATGCTTAGAGCAAGTCCATGTCCCTTGATTAATTCTTTTAACTGTTTAACGATAGCCATCTGAGCTACAGTAACCTCTGCACGTAGCTTCCTGAAGGACCACTTAGTGTGCATGTCGAAGATGTGATCGAAGTACTCAGCAATACGGTCAGTCTTGAACCTGTCAATGTCTAAGACATATACATTGTTGTCAGCATCTACACCTACAAGAACCAGTGCTGTGTAGTCAGCCTTAGATCTTAAACTAAAGGCGAAGTCAATAGCTGCAAAGAGGTTCAGCTTACTATCTTTGTAGTACCAGAAACCATTGTCTAGCTTGAGGTGCTTCCTATCGAAGTACTGGATCTTCTCTCTGCCTACAGGTATGTTATCTGGATCACTAGGATCGTTGTAGTACTGAGCCTTGAACTGTCCCTTGTCTAGGTACTTGCCCCGTTTCTTAGCTAAGGTCTGGATGTCGAACCCGAACCACTTACCATCTTTACGTTGCTGCCTAGGCCACAGGAACTCACCAGTACCATCACCTAAGTTCTCGACTGGCTTCTCCATGATCTCATAGATATTATCTTCACCGATCTGTTCACCGTTATCATCATAGAGAACTTCTTTCATCTCCATCAGATCGTTGTACAAGTCCTTGCTGTGGTATCGTGTACCTACTACCCACTCCTGTGCATCAGCACCTTCGATAGAGGAGAGCAGTGAGTACTGACTAGCAACCTTGTTTCTACCTTCAGAGGTTAGAGCATTCTCAGCTACAACAACATCATCAAGTACAGCAATGTCACAGTGCAGACCAGTCAAGGATGTAGTCAAACCACCAGTGAAGATACTAGGGTCACGTACATTCTCCTTCTTGCGAAGAGGATGGTCTAAGCTAATCTCTGAGTTAGTCCACCGAGTACGTTTACCCTCTTCTTGGTGGATGTGGTCAGGCCAGTAACGTCTATAGATCTCTGAGGTAAAGATACCTTTAATGAAGCTAAGTTGCTTCTCAGCAAGGTTAGCAGTAGCAGAGATATAGAGTACACGTAAGGTAGGGTTCTTAGTTAGTTCCCATGCTACACGATATGCTACAAGCCTAGACTTACCGTGATCTCGTGGGAACAAGAGAAGCTGAAAGTCTTTAGCATCTTCCCTTGTCCACCATTCGATTACTTCCTTATGGCAATCTCCTAAGACCTGTTGTGGTGCGACCAGCTGTATGAAGAACTCTAGGTCATTCTCAGCTGCATGTCGTATCTGGTCTAGTGCATCTTTGGTTGCCATAATGTGTCCTTGCGGTTAAGGTTGTACAGGCCAGTCGTCATCTTCTAGGTTAGGCCATGCGTCTAGGTCTGTGATACCTCGTAGCTCTTGACGGTAGGTAGCCCATGCAGTCTTTGCTTCGTTAGTGAGAGGACTGTCATTCATCTGGGTCCAGTCAGTATCATCTAAGAGACCATCTCGTTTAGTACGATTAGACTCAGCTACCTTAGCATCTAGACCAGCTTGGTAGGCCTGTTCTTGTTCTAGCTTACTGTGGAAGACACCTTCCTCGTCAGTGTAGCTAGTGAACATATCCCGTGCAACGTAGTTCTCTACCCAGTTACCGTTAGCATCCTGTACTACACCATCACGTACAGAGTTCTGATACTGTGTAGTTGTAGCCGCTGGGCTGCGTAGCACTGGGTCTAGGTCTAGTGCGTCTAGGGTTGCCGCTTTCCATACACGAGGTAAAGACATATTGGGGTTAGCTGCCCGCCATTGCCCCTGCGTCTTAACTTCGCCTGTTGTTCTATTTCTGTATTCACTCATGTGATTGATCCTTTCGTATGAGTTTGATGTAGTCCGTTAGGACGTTGCGTAGCGTTATGCGATTGCGTAGAAGATGTACTCAACACCATTTTGATTGACGTTGTATGGCCCTTGAACCGCTGTAAAACCAGATGAATAAGGGTCAACACTATCGAAAGCTGTTGTTTCAGCGTTAGTAGTGTTTAAGAGAAGTAAACTATCATTTCCAGATGTAATGCCTCTTTCTGTATCAAACAACATCCAACTGTAAGCTACACTGGATGCTTTAATAAGAACAAACCTAGCACCACTGCTAAATCCACAGTCAATGTTCTGCGCATCGCCTGTGCTTGTGCCATTACCAGTATAACTTCCCACCTTCGATATACCATCAAGGCTTGCGAAGAGGTAGGCTATGTAGTTGTATGATGAACTGAGATTCAGCAAGGTTCCACCACCGAGGGTAAACACATTTTCTGTAGGCGTAGTATTGTTCCAATACCAAACACTTGAGGCGGATGCGTTTGCATTATTTAGGTTAAGGTAGTTGGTAGCACCTATGTCTTTATGGTATACCGCCCAACCAGCAGAGCCACCACTACGCATCTTCACCCACATCATCTCAGGTGCAACTGTTAGGTTATGGCTTACAGTACGTCCTGCAACTCCGTCCCCCGTGTAAGCAACGACATCAAAGAAGCCCG